CGCCTCTTATCCCCCCAAGGGGCCCAGATCGACCAAGGGAGGGCCGGAGCGGCCCGAGTTTGACCCGGGTGGATGGGTGAGACCCCGATTAGAAACTAGGGCGCCAGCGACCGTGCGGGGGACTCACGGTGGAGATGCTGCGGAGTGGCTGGCGAAGGTCTACGGAATGGAACTACGCGGCTGGCAACGGCACGCACTCGATCGGGCTCTCGAGCACGACGAGGATGGGCGGCTTGTGTGGGCGGTTGTGGTGCTGACGGTGGGGAGGCAAAGCGGCAAGTCGTGGCTGTCCCGTGGGATCTGCATGTGGCGCCTACATCACTCGGATCTGTTCGGCGAACCGCAGACGATTCTGCACATGGCGAACAAGCGAGACACGGCGATGGAGGTCCTGAGGCCTGCTGGCCTGTGGGCGTTGGAGAAGTACGGCAAGGGCACGGTCAGGTGGGGCAACACAGCAGCCGGCATCAGCCTGCCCAGTGGCGACCGGTGGCTAATCCATGCGGCCAACGAATCAGCCGGCGTCGGTTACTCATGCTCAATGGTGTTTGCTGATGAGGCTTGGAAGATTCAGCGCAACGTCATCGACGATGCTGTGATGCCGACTATGTCGGAGCGTGAGCAGCCGCAGCTGTGGCTGGTGTCGACTGCAGGCGACTCATCGAGCGATCTCATGATTCAGTACCGCTCGGCAGCCATCGAGCAGCTCGACGCGCCAGCCGGCACACTGCTGCTCGAGTGGTCGGCGCCTGCCGATGCCGACCCCGACGACCCGGACACTTGGGCTTGGGCTTCGCCGGAGTGGACGGAAAAGCGGCAGGCCTTCGTCGCCCGGCAACACTCGACCATTGAGGAGTCATCGTTCAGGCGTGAGTGGTGCAACCAGTGGGTGACGAAGTCGGGCGGCTGGCTCAAGGACTCACAGTGGGCGGACACAATCAGCGACATAGAGCTGCCCGAGTCGACCACATGGACGGTCGCCGTCGAGTCGGCATTCGACGGGCAAGGGCACGCCGTCGCGGTCGCCGGTGTCCTTGAGGATGAGCGCGTCGTCGTACGTGTCTCGACGATGCGAACGATTAAGCAGGTCGACGAGCGCCTAGCCGAGCTGCGAGCCGAACACCCGCAGCTGTTCGTCATCGTCACCCCCGGCTACGTCGACCGCCTGCACGAGCGGTTCGACGAGCTGGTGGGGCAGCGTGAGGCAGTCGCCGGCACTCAGGCCCTGCTAGATCTGTTTGACCGGCGATCAATCCTGCACGACGGTGGGCTCATCCTGCGGGAGCACTTCTCGGCCTCGAGGATCAGCAAGCGGGACGCAGGATGGGTTTTGTCGAGCGCTATGGGTGAGGGCCCGTCGTACGCAGCTCGAGCCGTCATGTTCGCAGCAGCACAAGCGACCAAGCGCCAAAGGCCGACAGCGATAATTCACAGTCGCCGAAGGGCTTGACAATTGTTATAAACCTGTAATATGGCCCCGTGGCGTTTCCCCGTCCGAGATGGACCGCTCCTACAGATGTGAGCACCCGATTGGGTGCAGCAGATAGGGGCGGTCCATCTGTGCACGTGCGCGAGGGCGCGGGCACGGCCCTGCTGCAGATGATCCAAGGCGCCGGGTCGTCGTTCCGCACGTCACGGCTGGCTGCCCTGCAGGTCCCGGCCTTCGTCGACGCGCTCAAAACGTATTCACACACAATTGGCGGTTTCGGCCTGCGCACGTACCGAGGTAACGAGCCGATCGAGACCGCTACCGTCCTCGTCACTCCGTCGAGCTTCCTGCCCTACACATCGGTCATTGCTCGCACCGTTGAAAACCTGCTACTGCACGATCGCGCCTACTGGCTTGTGGTCGACCGTACGTGGGACGGTTTCCCTCGCGAGGTGCAGGTCATGGACGTCGACGACGTTTCCGACCTAACGACGCACTCGACAGCGAACCAGAACACACAGTTCCCACCAGTCGACCCGTTCTACTACATCGGCAGCCCTGTCCCAGCTCGCGACGTCATTAAGTTTTACGGCGACGGGCTCGGCGGCTGGCTGACCACCGGAGCTGCTGCCATCAACACAGCCGCGGCCCTCGAGGCCGCGACGTTGAATTACAGCGAGTTCCCCATGCCCACCGTGGTCCTGAAAAACACGGGCGCCGACCTTCCAGCGGCAACCGTCGACGCGCTGCTTGCTGCTTGGGAAGAGGCACGCAGCAACAGGGCCACGGCCTACCTCAATTCCGCAATCGAGGCTAAGGGCATGGGATGGAGCGCCCGGGATCTCGCCTTAGTCGAGGCACGTAACGAGAGCGCTATTCAAATCGCTCGGCTAGCCAACCTCGACCCCGTGTGGGTCGGCGCCGGCGTATCGTCCTCGAGCCTCACCTACGCCAGCCGAGTCGACCTGTACCGCCAGCTGCTTGACATGAGCCTGCGACCGGTCATGGACATGCTCACTCACCGTCTATCAATGCCAGACGTCACACCTCGAGGGCATTCTGTGCGGTTCGATACGTCTGGCTTCCTGCGGGGCAACGCGACCGACCTCGGCGACCTCGTGCAGAAGCTGGTTCCCCTCGGCGTGCTCACTCCCGAGGAAGCGCGAACGGTGATCGACCTCAACACCCTCGGCCTGACCCCGACGAGCCTCGTACAGATGGGCGGATAGATGAGAACGGTCACCACGCAGAGCACGCTGCTGTTGCACACTCGAGCAGACGACGGCGGCGACATCATCGGCACCGGCTACGGCATGGCCGTCCCGTACGGCGTCGAAATCGAATACGACGGAATGCGGGAGTCATTCGCGCCCGGCGCATTCGACACGACTGCAGTCGTCGGCAAGCCTCTCGCCTACCGGCACAACGAGCCCATAGGCGTCATCACTGCAGCCAGCAATGAGCCCGATGGGCTCTACATAGATTTCGACGTGGTCAACACATCCCTAGGACGGGACGCCGCGACGCTCATGCGAACGGGATCAAGCCGAGGCCTGTCTGTCGGCTTCGCCCCGCTCGAGTCCACCAGAACCAAAGGAAAGAACGCGATCGTATACACCAAGGCGGCACTAGCTGAGGTGAGTCTTACCCACCAGCCTGCCTACACATCGGCAGGCGTCGGTTCAATCAGAGAAGAGGAAGCAATGTCAGTCGAAACCGTCGAGGACACCGCACCGGCGGTAGTCGCAGACATTCAGGCACGCGAAGCAATCGACGAGCTGCGCCGCGAGGTCGCATCAGTGGCCCACGTCGCCGAGCCCGTCCACCCGCTCGCACAGTTCCGCAGCTTCGGCGAATACAGCAAGGCCGTCCTTGAGGGACTCGACACCCGGGCGCTGTTCGATCAGGTCACCGGAGACAACCCCGGCGTCATGCCGCCCGTGTGGCTGCAGCAGGTCCGAGGCATCATCGACCTCGGGCGCCCCGTCATCACCGGCGTCGGTGGCCCACAGTCAGCCGGCACTGTTGGCCTCGACATCAACTGGCCCTACTTCGACGGCGACCTCACAGCAATCGTCGAGGCACAGGCAACCCAAAAGAGCGAGGTCAACTCGGTGCAAATCAGCATCGAAAAGGGCACCGCATCGCTCGGGACGTACGCAGCCGGTTCGGACATCTCCTACCAGCTGCTGCAGCGGTCACAGCCGTCGTACCTCGACGCGCACAACCGCATCATGGCCGCGAGCTACTCGACGGTTACCGATCGCAAGTTTACGAACGATATTTGGAATCAGGGCGCCGGAACCGTCACCTACGACCTGAGCGCAGACACGACCGGCGCTGTGTTCCGTTCGGCAGTCTTCGAGGCTTCCATGGAGTGTGAAGACGCGACCGGGATGCCCGCCTCGATCGTCTACGCCTCGACGGCCCTGATGATCGAGATCGGCGGATGGGAGTCGTTCTACCCTGCCCCATACAGCGTGCAGAACGTCTCCGGTGTCGCGACGGCCAGCACACTGCAGGTCAACGTGTCCGGCCTTCGAGTCGTACGCGCAAAGTGGCTCGACGGAGCAGCAGCTCGGCACGCGATCGTCACCAACGGCGAAGCAGCCCGGTGGATTGAGGACGGCCCGCGTCTCGCGAATGCGGAGAACGTCGGCCAGCTCGGTCGAGATATCGCCATCTACGGATACGGCGTCACTGCTGCCTACCTCCCGAACGGCATCGTGCGCTTGGTCGAGCCGTAAGCCATGGCGCTGCTCACCGGGACGCAACTGGCAACCGCATTGGACTTGACCTATGCGGCAGACCCGTTCGATCAGGTGGCAGCGGCAGCCGTCGCCGTAGTGAGCTCGGTCATTACGGCGACGGCGCTCACGGCTGAGCCTGCAGCGCTCAAGGAAGCGACGCTAGGCATCGGCATCGACATATTTCAAGCACGGTTCGCAGCTGGTGGGGAGTCTGTCGGCCTCGACATGCAAGCCAGCCCCTACCGGCTAAACAGCATCCTGCTGAAAAGCCGCTCGGCACTCATCGCGCCCTATCTCAACGTCGAAAGTATGGTCGGATGACCGCCCTAACGACCGAGGCCCGACTGTCGATCACGACGGCACTCATGGGACTTGGCTACAAGGTCTACACAAGCACGCCACCCGTACCAATCCCACCAAGCCTCGTGATCATGTCCGACTCACCTTGGGTCGTACCTGAGCGGTTAGGGCGCCTCTCATACCGCACACAGTGGCGCCTCATGGTCGTCGTCAACCCGAGGAAGAACAGCGCAGCGCAGCTCGACGCAGAGGACGCAATCGACGTCATCCTCTCCGCCCTGCCAAATTACGTCGTCGTCACCAGCATCGGGCCACCGACGCTCATGGACGTCGGCGCCCAAGGCTCGATCATCACCGTCGAAATATCCGTAACAGCATCTATGAAGGGTTAAGCCATGCCAGCAACCTCGATCGCCGGCGCATCGTTCACTGTGACAGTCGGCGCCACCGATTACAGCGCACAGGTCACCAGCGGCACCGTAACGTCGACCTCGACGATCACGCGCACGCGCACGCTCGACGGCAACGCATTCAGCCAGACCGACCTCATCAGCGCCGTATCGCTTTCGTTCCTGTATGACGACGCAGCAGGAGTGTTCGCAGCACTGCAGACCGTCGTCGACTCAGGCGCCAGCATCGCCGTCGTCATCGACGGTGGCACCGGCGAATGGACAGGCGCCGCCATGTACTGCGAGTCAGCGGAGACCACGTTCGACGCGACCGGCGTCGCGATGTGCACCGCACAGCTCACCGGCGTACTGGTGTTTGCATAGTGTGGGACGTTCTTGACGTGTACCTTGACGGGAGCACAGACCCCGTCGAGGTCACCGTCCTAACGATTCACGTTGTCGACTACCGGGACATGTGCGACAAGGCGAAGGTCACGGCCTACCCAGCCGGCCTCGATCTACTGTCGGCGTACTGCAGTCTGGTCGACCCCGAGCCCCTCGACCTAAAACCGGTCAAGAAATGGGCCCGCGAGCACAAGGTCATCGTCGACCGGCGCGAACACGTGGGCCCTACGAAGACGGCGACCCACGCCGTCTAATAGTTCAGGTAGCGATGAGGACACAGCGGCCAATCGCCGAAGTCATCAGCTACCACCCAAGGATGCTCGCAACGATTATTGAGGAGCTAAACGGTGGCTAAATATGTCGAGCTCGGCATAGACGGCCTCGGTTCAGTCCTCCGCGACCTGAGAACACTCCCCAAGGAAGCGACCAAGGAGCTGCGCCGCGCATCGGTCGACATCGCAAACCGTCACATGGTGCCATCTTGGAAAGCGGCAGCACTCACGGCTGGCGGCTGGGGACCCAAGCTAGCCGAGTCCGTCCGTGCATCCTCAGACCGTTTGCCAGCGTTGAAAGTTGGCAAGGATAAGCGCGTCTACTCCGGTGGTGCATCAACCAATATGACGCGCTATCCAGCGTTCAGGGGCACGCAATCGGACTACGCAGCATTTGGGGATGGCACGGGATGGATGGCCAACCGGCGCCCCTACGCTGCACAGGCACTCCACGAATGGTCGCAGGCACTCGACGGCATCGTGACAAAGTGGAATAGGAACACCCTGTGAGCCGCACATTAACCGTCTACCTAGCTGCGGACCTAAAGAAGTTCAGTCCACAGCTCAAGAACGCAGAGCAGGACCTAGGCCGGTTTGGCAACGCGACCCGAAACCTGAGCAGCACTCTGTCAGGAATGCTCGGCCCTGCACTCATCGGCGCCGGCGCTGCAGCTGGCTACGCTGCTGTGCAGTTCGGCGTAGACGGCGTCAAGGCCTTCGTCGACGATGAGGCTGCAGCGGCCAAGCTCGCGACGACCTTGCAGAACCTCGGGCTAGCGCAGGACACGGCGCCTGTCGAGGCCATGATCGACGCGCTACAGCGTGAGACCGGCGTCGCAGACGACGCGCTAAGGCCCGCATTTGACCGGCTGGTTCGCTCAATCGGCGACACTCAGGGCGCAACCGACGCGCTACGCCTAGCAATGGACGTGAGTGCGGGCACCGGCAAGTCGCTCGACTCCGTCGTGCAGGCACTCGGGAAGGCGTACGACGGAAACACTGCAGGCCTAAGCAGGCTAGGCGCCGGCATCGACAAGGCGGTGCTGGCGACCGGCAATATGGACACGATCACACAGGATCTGTCTCGCACATTCGGCGGGCAAGCGAAAACAGCAGCGGGCACGTATCAGGGCCAGCTCGATCGGCTAGCAGTCGGCTTCGGCGAACTACAAGAAAGTTTTGGCGCTGGCTTCCTCAGCGCCCTAGGCAAGACTGAAAGCAAGACCGGCGACCTTATGACCGCCATGCAAGACCTACAGCCAGCCCTAGAGGACCTCGGCGCTGCAGCAGGCGACCTCGTCGTGCAGCTCGCAGGAATGGTGACAGCATCCGACAAGGCCGCGAAGGCTGGTAAGAACTTCCTCGAGGCACCGAACTGGGCGGACCTCGGCGACCTCATCACCGGCGCAGCCGAGGCGAACCAGTTCTTTAACAGCACCCTCGTAAAGCAAGTCCCCCTTATTGGTCCGGCGGTCGACCTGCTCCTAAACCTGACCGGCGGATACGACGCACTGGCCGGGGCATCCGAACGCGCCTACGGCGGTGTGAGCCGCACAGCGATGGCACTAGGCAAGGGCGCCCCCGAGATTGACGCAAACGCGGCAGCGACCTCGAGGTGGAACGCGATCGCAGCAGCCAACGACGCAGTAATTAAGACCAACGGCGGCAACGTGAAGGAGTACTTTGCCGCCCTCGACAAGACATCGACCGCAACGGGGTCAACGTCGAAAGCCACCGACCTCCTGACGACAGCGTTCGACCTGCAGAAAGGCGTCGTCGACGACCTGCAGGTCACCCTTGACGCACAGGTCGCCGACCTTGAGCGCAACACGCAAGCCGCTAAGGACTACTCGAGCACGCTCGCGACGCAGCTGCTCGGCGGCATCGACCTAGGCGCTGCACAGCAGACCGGCGCCAACCTCGGCATTTCATCGCTCGACGCTTTCGACCGCCAGATCGAACAACACGAATGGTTCGGCAACGTCCTCACCACGATCAGGGCCAAAGGCGCAGACAAGCGACTCGTCGACCAGATCGCGGCCCTCGGACCCGAGGCCGGCGGCAAACTGGGGCAGGAAATGCTCGACAAGGGCCTCGTCGAAGCCTTCAACAGCCGACTGGAGAAGGTCACCGAACTAGCCAACACAACCGCGACGGCGATGGCCGGCGAGTTCTTCCCGGCTGGCACCGAGGCCGCGACCGGCATGGTCGACAAGACCCTCGAGCAGATGGGCAAGGAAACGAAGCGCCTCAAGGCGATCGGTAAGGGCATGGGCAACCTGATCGGCGCGACGATGACGGCGGAAATCGCCGAGGCAGTAGCCAAGGCTGTCGCCTCCGCAGAGGCCGCGAAGACGTCCGCAGCAGCGGAACGAGCAGCGCAGCAGGCCGCCCGTGAAGTCACGATGTCCGAGCAGCAGATCGCCCAGACCGTCGCGCGCCTGATCAACAACAGCAATGCACGCGCCGGCTACTCGATGGGCGTACCCGTACCGAGCCCGGTGCTCGGATGATCCCCACCGTTTTGGTTAACGGCGTCGCCATCGACCTTGAGAACGTCGAGTACCGGATCACGGTTTCGCACGGTCGCAACGACATTACGGCAGCACCCGCACCCTCGGACGCGAGCATGACGCTCTACGGTTTCCTGTCGATCCCGGTGGAGATCAGCGACGTCGTCGAGGTCGAGGCGTACGGCGTCACCCGGTTCACTGGTCGAGTAACTGACACGATCCTGACTCACGACTACAACCCGAACGGCCCGACCCTTGGCACAGGCGCTGTCGCCTACGTCGCGCGCCTTGACGTGACAATGGTCGGAAACCTCAGCCTGCTTGGCCTCAAGTTTGTCGGCGACGGCGGCTACTCGAGGGAGCTGCTTAACGATCGGGTTGAGAACATCCTGACCGATGCGGGCCTGACCTTCGCGAACAACAGCGATCCCCTGATGACACAGGAAGCACTAGCCGCACTGGACGGCGGTTATTCGGCCCTCGACCTGCTCACGGCCCTCGGCACCGAGACCGGTGGCACACTGTGCGACCTGCCAGACGGCGCCATTCTGTGGGAGTCGTACTCGCGTCGAGGGTTCGGATACAACCCAGCGCATTGGTACGACATCGACCCCGCAGACACTTGGGCCGACCTGCCTTACATCTGGGCCGATATTTACGACCGAGTGGACACAGCGCCCCTCACCGTCGAGCTGCCACTAGCTAACGTCGCTTGGTCGCCCGTGTGGCGCAACACGTCGCAGACGATCCTCAACGACGTCACGGTCATCTACGGCGAAAACCAGAACCAGTTCAAAAACGACACAGACCCCGCGTCGATCATCACGCACGGGCGCCGAGCGTTCACGCTCGCGACGCAACTGCACAAAGCAGCCGACGCGCAGTCGAGAGCCTCCGACATCATCAGAACCCAATCGGAACCGCGCTACGCCGTCCAAGCGATTGAGGTTCTCGTCGAGACACTCACCGACCCGCTACGCGCAAGCCTGCTCGACGTCATCTCCGGCAGCAAGGTCGGCATCGACCTTATGCCGCAGCCGGCACCAATCGACGACTACGTGGGCGTATGTGAGGGATGGTCCGAGACCTACACCCCCGGCCAGCATCGGCTAGTGCTCAGCCTGTCCGACCCCCGATTCAGCTACCAAGTCGTACGGTGGAACGAAATCAGCGCCGTCCTGACGTGGGCCGGTGTCGACCCAACTGTGCAGTGGTACAACGTCGTAGCTGCAGCCGATCTAGTCGCCTAACTGAAAGGATGAACCCATGGGACTCCCATACGCTCTAAGCAGCGACCTCGTGTCGGCGTGGCCTGCCAAGTCGCTTGAGGTCGCCCAGTACGTCGACGGGCAGGTGCCACTGCTCGCAATGACACAGAACGCACAGACGGGCACGACCTACACGTTTGTGCTGACTGACTTCACGAAGCTAGTCACGCTGTCGAACGCGAGCGCCGTCACCGTCACACTGCCACTAGAGTCGTCGGTCGCATGGCCAGCAAACACACAGCTGCGACTGCTGAACCTCGGCGCCGGCACAGTGACCGTCGTCGGTGCTGGTGGAGTCACGATCAACGGGAGCCCGTTGACGCTCGCACAGTTCAAAGCATCGACACTCGTGAAGAACGGCACAAACACTTGGACGTTCCTCCCTTTCTCTAGCGGTGTCGGCGCGGCTGAGTTCAGCGATGCGGCGACCGGCACCTACACCGGATTCAAATACAAGACATTCACCGGCTCATCGACTTTGACCGTGACGAAGGCGGGATTCGCAGACCTAGTGGTCGTAGGTGGTGGGGCATCTGGCGGTTACTCAACGGACGTAGGCGGAGGCGGTGGTGGTGGGGCTGGTGGTGCGTTGCAGGTCACTAACGCATACCTGCCAGTTGGCACACTCACGGTCAGTGTTGGCGCTGGCGGTGCCGCCCCTGCGGCCGGTAACCATCGAGGAGTAAACGGCAACACAACCGGCATTGCTCCGTACTATTGCCCGGGCGGTGGCGGTGGCGCGGCATATACGGGTGGCGCAGCCGTTCAGGTCGGCGACGGTGGTAGCGGCGGCGGGGGCCAGAACAACGGCCAGCAGACCGGCGGCTCAGGCGTGTCAGGCCTCGGGTTCGCAGGAGGTACGGGCGCCACATCATCCGCAGGCGGTGGCGGTGGCAGTGCGGTCGGTGGTAATCCCGTAGCAACTACGGGAGGGGCTGGCGGCGCGGGCGCGTCTACGACAATCGCTGGCACGACTCCGACCGGCGCATACGTTGCTGGCACATTCACCTTCTCGGGCGGTGGCGGAGGTGGCGGAACGGTCACGGGCGGCGCCGCTGGTACAGGTGGCGGTGGCATCGGTGCCGCTAATACTGGCGCCGCTGGTAACGGCACAGCGAATACAGGCGGTGGCGGTGGCGGCCGTAACGGCGTGCCCGGCCTAGGCGGTTCAGGATTTGTTATTGTGAGGGTGGCAGTCTGATGGCTCATTTCGCATTAATCGACTCAGCGGACATTGTCCGCGAGGTCATCGTGATCAGCAACAGTGATTGCGGCGGCGGTGACTTCCCGGCGTCGGAACCGATCGGGCAGGCGTTCATTAACGGGCCGCACCCCGAATGTCTCGCCCTTGACGGCGAATGGCGGCAAACGTCATACAGCGGATCATTTCGAGGTTGCTTTGCTGGTCTCGGCTTCAGTTACGACCCGGTGCTTGACGTATTCGTGCCACCAGCTGCGCCCGAGGTGACGCCATGAGTTGGAAACTAGCCGCAGCAGCCGACACGCTCAGGAAGCAAGTTAACAGCCGCTACCCAAAACGTGACAAGTCAAGCGACGGCACGATAGGCGACCAAGCACACAAGCGCCGGATATCCGACCACAACCCAGATAAGTCCGGCTACGTCATGGCGCTCGACCTTGACGAGGACGGCTGGCCAGCGCATACGTTCACCGACCAGCTCCTCGAGTACATGCGCACCAGCGGCGACAAGCGAATAAAAAACGTCGTTTATGAGGGCCGAGTCGCATCGGGCACATACGCGAACGAGCTGTGGGTGTGGCGCAAAGCACCTAGCC